GACGGGCGCGGTTACCGCTAGGCTCGGAGTTCTTACGCTCCTTGCAGCGGACTTTGCCCTCGATATTTGCGGGTGTCAAGCACCACGTGAACATGGCGGCGAGCCAGATCAGCGCAAAAAGGCCTGTAGCCATGCGGCTACAAAGTGCTTGACCAAATGTAGCCGTTAGGCTACAGTTTGCACCATGGAAACGAAGCGCACCCCCCAGTTCACCGCATGGATCGACGGCCTGAAGGACATCACGGGACGCGCTCGCATTCTGGCCCGCATCCGCCGCTTGGCCGACGGCAACCCCGGCGACCACCGGAACCTGACCGGCGGCGTCTCGGAACTGCGCGTCGATGCGGGTCCGGGTTACCGGGTGTACTACACCCAGCGCGGAAACGAGCTGGTCATCTTGCTGGTCGGTGGTGATAAATCCAGTCAGCAGCGTGACATCGAGAAAGCAACGGAAATGGCCCGTAACCTCTGAACGGCAGATCGCAGACCGAATCTCCGCCGTTTTACCCAATTTAAGTTGTACCGATCCACCCCGTTTAAGAGACCCACACTCATGTCCAAGAAGAAGATCCAGCTGGAGACGTTCGACGTCGCCGAACACCTGCGCACCCCGAAGGAAATGGCGGCGTACCTGGACGCCTGCATCATCGAAAGCGACGGCGATTCTGCCTTCATCGCCAAAGCCCTCGGCGACATCGCCCGTGCCCAGGGCATGAGCAAGGTCGCCCGCGACGCTGGTGTATCGCGTGAGAGCCTCTACCGCGCCCTGTCCGGCGAACGCAGCCCGGACTTCGCCACCATCCTCAAGGTGACGCGCGCCCTCGGCGTGCAGCTGCACGCGAGCGCTGCCTGACCGATGGGCCAGGCGGAACCGGGCAAGGTCGCCCTGCATGCGTGGGACGCTACGGACCACCTGCGAACCGAGGACGATGTTCTGTTGTTCTTGGAGGCCAGCGCAGAGGAAGCGGGGGACGACCCGCAGTTCATGGCGCTGGCACAGGCCATCGTTGACCTGGCGCGCAAGCGCTGGGGGTTGACCGATCAGTAGGGTGTTCATGCCTTGAACACCCAGCATTTGACCGTGGTGGTGGCGCCCATGGCGCCCTGACGGATAGCACTGTTCACCGCGACGTTCGTTTCCAAGCACTTATGCCGCCGGGAATCGCGCAGCAGCGAGCGCAGAACCTTGAGGTCGGCCAGCTGCTGCGAATGGAATGCAGCCTTCGCGGCGAACTCGTTGAGGTTGATGGCAATCCGCCCCGGATCGCGAGAGTGATTCACCACCGGCATCCCGCCGTTCGTCGTTTCCAGATACTCGTAGACCTCCCAGAACTCGTTGACAAAGGCGTTATCCGCGCTTACGGCGCTCTGGCGTTCAAGTGCGGCGGCCACCAGCGCCTCGCGGGTAGCGACTACCATTTCCTCCGGGATCTCCATCACCAGCCGCAGGGCGTCCAGCAGCGCCAGCATCTGCGCGTGGTTCTTGATGACGCGTTCCATGCGCAGTTCCCCGCGCTCGCGCAGCTTGGCCTCATAGAAGCGCACGCGCTCGGCGAATTTCTCCATGACCAGGCTCTCGGCGCGTGCTGCGCGGATCAGGAAGTGGCTCAGTTCCTCAACCTGCAGGGCGTTGAGGTTGTCCGCCGCAATACGGCTCTCGGTCGTGACCTGCGGCTTGCGGAAGTGCAGCTTGACGATACGCGTCAGGATCGCCTCGCTGGCGTCCACCGCAGCATTCTGGCTGATGACGATAGTGCCCCGGAACGGAGGTTCATAGGTGTCATTGCCGCCGTTGCGAACGCCCCGCGTGGCGAGCGTGCCGCCGCCGTAGTAGTCCTTCAGTTCATCCCATTCAAACGACTTGGCGTGCGAGCGGTCGGCATCGCTGCGGTCGGCTTCCAGCAGCACCACCGGCATGCCCGAAATCTGGCCCATGGCTCGGGCGCGGCCAGCCTTGGATGACTTGGCCGGGTCGAAGCCCTCGTAGTCGCTGCGGCCCAGCAGCTTCCACAGGAAGGTCAGCAGGGTGGTCTTGCCGGCACCGGCCTCGCCGGTCGCCTCCAAGAACGGGAACGACTTGTGTGCGCTGCGGATCTGATTGGCGTACAGCGAGCCGAACCAGAACGTAAGCGCCACCATGCCGTGGGTGCCGAAGCACATCCACATCCACTGCAGCCACTCGCTGCGCTGCTTCTCCGGGTCACGCTGGATATACAGGCGAATCGACTTCTGCGTGGTCTTCACCCGCAGGTTCTTGAACTCGAAATAGTCCTCGGCATTGGCGAAGCTCAGTTCGCCGTTGCGGACCGCAACGTCGCCCAGGATGTAGGACTTGTGTTCCTCGCTGTAGCCGACGAAGTCGATGGTCTGCACCTTGGTGAGGTTGAATAGGTCCTCGCGGTTGATGCAGTCCATCTGATGGCCGGTACCCGTGAAGACCGCGCCCTGCGCCATGCTGATCAGGCGTTTTTTGAACTCGCTGGCGCTCGCGACCTGGGCGCCAGTGAAGGTGCCTTTTACGGGAGGCGCATCGTGGGGAAAGCTGATGCGATAGAAGTACCAGCTTTCGTCGGTCTGCTCGTGGCTCTGGAAGTAGAGCGGTTCGGGATAGCAGTTGGCGATCTCCTCAACGCTGCAGCACGCGCGGCGGATCTTGTCGGCCTCGCCGTCGTCCAGTTCTTCATCGGGATCGTCCTTCTGCTTGGCACGCTCGGTGCACAGCTTGTCGAACTTGACGCTGTCGAAGCGGAACCAGTACAGACGGTTACGGTGTTCAAAGTGGAACTCGCGGCGCAGGGTGTGGCCGTACATCAGCAGCCCCTTCTCGATGGCAGACCGAGCCAGCAGCACGTCGCCCTGGTAGCGGGCCTCGGTGATGTCGTCATCCCACTGCGCCTGGCGCGCGTCGGCGTCATTGATGATCGAGGCCCGAAGGTGCAGATCGTTCCAGTCGGTCTTCTTCCCCGGCTTCTGCGGAATCAGCGCGGCGCGGCTCTTGAAGCCCAAAGACTCGGCCCGGCGGGCATGCTTGCGCACGTAGTCACGCGCAGTCGGCTCATTGTCGTAGGCCCATACCAGCACCGGCAGGTTCCCGCTTCGCTTGTCGCGGAGGGCGCGCAGCGACTCCTCGGGGTAGCCGTTGCTGGACATGCCGGATGCCGCCGCGATTCCCTGCTGCAGCAGCGCGATGGCATCGAAGATGCCCTCGGTGATCCAGACCTCTTTCACAGTCGGCAGCATTGCCTCAGCAGCGGGCGCGATCCACCACACGCCAGCGTAGCTCTGGCCCGGCATGAAGCGAGCCTTCTGTTTGCCGAAGCGGTGGGCACGATCAATCAGGCGCTCCCAATAACCGCCCTTGGTCAGCGGGAACCGCACTGTCGCGGTGCCTTCCTTGGACTTGCGGTCGTAGTAGGCCTCTTGCGTGTAGAGGCCACGCAGCGGTGCCAGATCGAATCCGCGCGAATAACGCAGGTATGCATCAGCAGCGGCGTGTGGCGCCGTCTCCGTGCGCTCGTGGCGCTTGGACCAGTCATCGAACAGGTCGTCGTAGACATCCTTGACGCTGACCTCGTGGCCGCACTTGGCTTGACGTCCGCAGCGCAGCACCCATGGCTTCTTGAAGCTGGTGTAAAGCTCCTTCTGACCACAGGCGGGGCACTTGCCGCCGCGCATGTAATCGGTGTTAGAACGGTGCTTGAGGCCGTAGTCCCGCTCGATGCGTTGCAGAACTTGTTGGCGGATGTCTTCTTGCATGATCGGGTCAGGCCTTCGCGCTGCTGCGCTTGCTGCTTTTCTGCGGGCGGTGGGTCGGTGCGGTGATGACCTCGACCTTGCCGCCGGCCTTGCGGAACGCGGCGACCTGAGCGGCCAGCGTTGCAGCGTCCTCGGCCTTCTTGGCTGGATCGGTGGGGACGTGCCCGGCAGGGCCGGGAACGAAGTAGGGCACCTGTGCGGTGGACCACGCGTCGCGGTGGTTCATGGCTGCGTCTCCGTCTCTACGCGCCCGCAGTCGTTCAGTTCGATGCCTAGGTCGGTTGCTTCGACCAGGCCTTCGTCGGCTGGACTGGAGCGAACAAGGCGCAGCGCCATCAGCTGCCACACCGTGCTGGTTGCGTAGGCTTGGCCGTGTTCGGCAGCGTGCGTGGTGTCTCTGCCGACGTAGCCGGCGGCGGTCACGGTCAAGCCGTTGCAGCGGATCGTGGATTGCAGGCAAAGCTTCGCCATTGGCGGCAGAGCCGCCATTTCAAGAACGGGCATGGTTTGTTACCTCAGTGGTCGGTGGTGATCGGCAACGCGTCCAGCAGGTCTGGCTGGTTGCCGCTGTGCTGCATTCGGTGTGCCCGCAGTGCAATCTCGCGAGCGTATGCCGGGCTGGGGGGCAGGTCGGACGATGGGGCTTGTGGCAGGCCGCTGGGGCTGGCAATGCCGGTCAGCTCGGTATGCCCGGTGTAAGCAGCCGAGCACACCGGGTTGGAGCAGACGAACGAATCGTGCCGCAGGTGATCGTGGCTCAGGTGGCTGGTGCGCTTGACCAGCGGTGACTTGCAGAAGTCGCACCTGAAAACAACTTTCCGACGTGGGCCGTGTACGGACATGCGTGCCCCTCAGTTCGCCGTGGCGTCGATGGTGCCGGCCTTGATACCCATGACCACCGCAGCCTTGTGCGCGTCGCCTCGGCGCCCCTTGTTCCGTCCGGACAGCACCAAGTACACCGCGCGCAGATCCAGATGGTGGATGCGCGCGAACTCGGCGATGGACATGCCCTTCTCGTCAAGTTCCTTGCGGACTTCCTTAACGGTCTTTAGGACAGGTTTGGACATATCGGGCACCAAAGTGTGATTATTGTGTACGGCCGCCACGATAGTTCGAAAAAACGAACAGGTCAACGGGGAGTGTTCGAAAAATGATACTGATTGATGACCCGCAAGCCGGTGTAG